CCGGTGTGGTTCATGGATGTAAACGGTCAGCCGCTAGAGCTGGACACGGATGCCTTAATGAATCAGATTGCGTTTCAGCGTGCGTGCGTAGAGCAGTTAAATTTCATGCCGAAGTCCGCGCCAAAAGCATCTTGGGAATCTCGCATCAATCAGTTATTGACCGAAATGTCCGATACCGATGGTTCCATTGTAGAAGTGTCGCAAGACGCTAGCATCTCTGGTCAGTTCTATGACCTGTTAGAAGAATTCTGTAATGACATGCAGAAGGCTGAAACTAAAGAAGAGATGCTGTTGCGCCGTCCGTACACTGACGAAGAAGAGAACCGCACGTACTTCCGCTTAAAAGATTTTACTGCGTACTTACACAAGAATCGTTTCTTTGACTTTAAGTCGCATAAGATTGCTCAACGTCTGCGTGACATAGACGGTAAATCTGTTTCTATTAAGATTAGTGGCAAGGCTACCCGCGTGTGGACGATCCCTGCATTCCAGGGTTACTCGTCAGCTATCAAGACGCCTAACTTAGAAACCCGGCAAGAAGAGGCTCCTTTCTAATGTTTCGTATCTTTGGACCACCCGGTACAGGCAAGACCACTAAACTATTGAACATGGTAGATCAGGCGCTTTCGAATGGGGTCAATCCCCAGGACATTGCGTTTCTTGCTTTTACTCGTAAGGCCGCTGCCGAAGCAAAAGAAAGAGCCGCTAAACGATTTGACTTGGACCCAGACACAGACCTGTTTTATTTTAGGACTCTACATAGTCTGACGTACAAGATGCTTAACCTAAAAGAAAAAGACTTAATGCGTGGCCCACAGTTCCAAGAGCTCAGCGAACGCATTGGGTTTCAGTTAAACACGATTAAAAATGTAGACGTAGAAGACGGTAAATCAGGGATCACGGAACATCCTATTCTGTCGATCATTAACTTAGCTCGATTAAAAAAGACAGACCTTCGAACAGAGTACAACGCAAGCAACATACCTAACAGTTGGGATGAAGTTTTGTACGTGTCCGAATGCTATTCAACCTACAAATCGTCTAACAGGCTGGTAGACTATACGGACATGCTGAAGTTGTTTGTAGAAAACTACGATCGTATCTGCCCGCCTTTTAAACTGGCTTTCTTAGACGAATCACAAGACCTTTCACCACTACAATGGGACATAGCTCATGCCATCGATAAAAAATCCGAACGAATGTACTGTGCAGGTGACGACGATCAAGCCATCTACCGCTGGGCTGGGGCAGACGTTGACCACTTCATCAACCTCCCAGGAGGAAGCGAAGTTCTCAGTCAAAGCTACCGCGTCCCTGGGGCAGTGCATCGTCTCGCTGAAACCATCGTCAACCGTATCCATCACCGTTTCCCCAAACAGTACAATCCCCGAGAAGAGCAAGGAACCGTCCAGCGAATCTCCGACATAAGAGCTATAGACATGTCTCAGGGCTCGTGGCTCGTGATGGGTCAGGCAAACTATATGCTCACGGATATAGCCTATGACCTTAAGTCTATGGGTTATTTGTTCGAGCGTAACGGCGCACGAAGCATCTCTAATAGTTTATCCACTGCGGTAAACAGTTGGGAGCGCGTGCGTAAGGGTGGTTTAATTCACGTAGAGTCTGCTCGTATAATTTATAAGTACATGTCTAGCAACGGTGAAAGGATCAAGCGCGGTAAAAAAAGAATAGTGGGTAAAGACGATGACCTGCTTTCTTTTGAAATGTTAGTAGAAAACCACGGATTGTTAGCCCCAAAAGACATGGCCTGGTTTGACGCTCTGGATAAAATACCCGCTAACGACACAATATATATAACCGCTTTATTGCGTAGGGGCGAGAAGTTTAACGCCGTGCCTCGCATTAGACTTTCCACGATCCACGGAACAAAAGGCGGGGAAGCTGAGAACGTGGTTCTTATCACGGACCTGACTCGAGCCGCTATGGATAATCCCGGCGATGATCTGCACCGCGTATTTTACGTTGGTGTCACTCGCACCATGGAAAACCTTTTTATTATTGAACCCGAAGATTTCTCTAGAGCTTACATTTTATGAAAAAACAAGACTTCGATCCTATGTATTATAACGCCTGCTTATCATGCGGTGATAAGGAAGCAACTGCCGTAGTAAACGTGCAGAAAAACGAAAGACTTGGCTGGTACTGCGCTAAGTGTCAACATTTTTCAGAAGCGATACTCAGAGAGAAAACTTGGAGAGCCGCCAATGGCCAATAACAAATTACAGATGGCTATGTTTCCGCCACAGTCCGATTGGTTGCCGCCAGAGCATCCCTTTCCGGACGCTGTCTTAGAAGCAAAAGAAATAGCCATAGACGTCGAGACACGCGACCCGGACCTTAAAACGTTTGGTCCAGGCTGGCCAACTAAGAATGGTGAGGTAGTGGGTTACGCTATAGCCATACCCGGTTGGAAAGGTTACTTCCCGGTCAACCATCTTGGCGGCGGCAATATGGACGCCCGGCAAATAAACAAATGGCTTAAGAAAGTGTTTGAAGCGCCAGGCGATAAGATAATGCACAACGCCCAATACGACCTTGGGTGGATACGTGCTATGGGCTTTGAAGTAAAGGGACGTGTCATCGATACGATGTTGACCGCTGCGCTGCTAGACGAGAACCGTTTTAGTTACAGCCTTAACGCACTGTGCTACGAGTACCTGGGCAAGACAAAGTCTGAGCAGACGCTTACCGCTGCGGCTGTTGAGTTTGGCGTCGATCCGAAGGCTGAAATGTGGAAGTTGCCCGCTATGTACGTGGGCCCTTACGCGGAGGTCGATGCAGAGATTACATTAGAGTTGTGGAACCACTTTAAGAATCTTCTTAACAAAGAAGACTTATGGGACATATGGAACCTTGAGACAGACTTGCTGCCTTGCTTAGTCGAGATGACAGAGAAGGGTATACGTTTTGATGTAGACCAGGCCGAGCGAACGAAACAATATCTGATGAAGCAAGAAAAGGAAGCCCGACGGGATATTAAACGGCTTGCGGGTTCTGACGTAGAAATCTGGGCCGCGGCATCCATCGCTAAAGCGTTCGACAAGGTAGGCATAAGCTACCCTCGGACAGAAAAAGGAGCGCCGAGCTTTACCAAAACTTTCTTGAGCGAGCACCCACACGAACTGGCACAGTCTATAGTCAGGGCGCGTAACTTAAATAAAACCCAGGGCAGCTTTATCGACGGTCTAATTAAGCACGTAGCGCGCGACGGTAGGATACACAGTCATATCAATCAAGTGCGTTCTGATCAAGGCGGGACAGTCTCAGGCCGCATTTCGATGAACAACCCGAACATGCAACAAATTCCGAGCCGTGATCCTACTATCGGGCCTTTGATCCGCAAACTGTTTCTGCCGGAAGAAGGTGAGCAGTGGGCGGCAATAGACTTCTCGCAGCAGGAACCACGCATCTTGACCCATTATGCCAAGGTGTTCGGCGACTACCGTAAGCTAAACATGCCCGGTGTCGAAGAGTTTGTTAAAGCGTACAACGAAAACCCCGACATGGACTTTCACACCATGGTAGCGGAGATGGCAGACATTCCCCGTAAACAAGCGAAGGTGATCAACCTGGCGATGATGTACGGCATGGGAGCACAGAAACTAGCGGCTCAGTTAGACATTACATTGGATGAGGCCAAGGCCCTCGTTAAGAAGTACCACAACCGCGTTCCTTTCGTTAAAGGGCTGACCCAAGGCATACAGCGCCACCTCGAAGACCCACGCTCTCCAGGCTCTATACGAAGTATTAAGGGGCGTAAGTGCCGGTTTGATCTGTGGGAGCCCGATAGCTTCGAGATGAACAAGGCCATGCCTTACGAAGAAGCCGCCGCGGCCTACGGACCAACGACCCGGCTCAAAAGAGCTTTTACTTATAAGGCGTTAAACAGGCTTATCCAAGCAAGTGCTGCCGACATGACCAAGCAAGCGATGCTGGACTGTTACCGGGCAGGTAAGACGCCTATGCTTCAGGTACATGACGAACTGGCGTTTAGCGTTAAAGACAAGGAAGAGGCTACGAAACTATCTGAGATCATGACTAGCGCAGTAGATCTGGTTGTTCCAAGCAAATGCGACATAGAAATGGGCCCTAATTGGGGAGAATTTGTTGAAATTACTGTGTAGTATTATATAATCTCATACATAAAGGTTTAGGAGAATGGTTTTGGATACTAACAAATGGAAATCGGTTTTGCTTCCGCGTGAAGTGTATGACCAGCTATACATCGTTTCTAAAGTAGAGGGGCGCACGCTTAGCGGGCAGCTTAGGCTTATCTTTGATTACTGGGTAGGGGAAAACCTTAGTCAGAAAGACAAAGCATACCTTTTAGAAGAAATGGAAAACAAACGCATAGAAGAAGGTCGGCCTCGCCCGGAGTTTACAAGATGAGTAGCTCGATAGAAGAGGGTCTTAAGCAGGCTCTTTTAAAATTAAAGAAAGAGATGGCATCTGAAAACGTTTCCAAGTCTTCTGTCGATAAAGCTAAGGTCTGGTCAGAAATGATTAAACTTAGAGAAGATATTAAGGACAAGAATGAAAATAACAGTAGAGCTTGAGGATACCGACATAGAAGAGCTTATTGCTTTTATTCTTGAGTATAAAAAGCTAAAAGATAAGACTAATGGATCTTATCCTCAGCATTGTTCCAATCCAGCCAAAGAAGGTAACGATTAGCCTCATTCAACGTTTCTTCACAATCGGTACACAGCATTAACTCAACTACCGGCATTTTGTCGGTTTCTCCGTTTATTACCTCCACGTAAGCTAAAAACCGTTTATCGCAACGTGAACAGCAAAAAAGCTGCGCTTCGTCGTCAATCGTTGGCTCGTCTACCTCGATACAACCAATCTCTAATGGTATCAATGGGGATGTCATAATGTTTTGCTATCCATTTAACAGAGCGTTTTTCTACATTTCGAGCATAGCGGACAGCCGTGACTATTTCAAAAGAATATTTTGCCGCGTGATGTAATTCCATTAGGTTTTCCTGGTGGTTGGTTAAACACAAATAATATAAGAAAATGATGTGAGTTACAACTTGATTTTATCTCTAATATCATATTTAATGTGTATTCAAATAAGGAGAAATATTACATGTCAGAATTAAAACCTGTTTTAAATGAATCATTTAGCGAGATTTGGAAGAAAGATATAAGAAAAATTGCAGATCTTCTTACGGAGCATCTGGAAGACCCGGAAATGTTGTTAAAGACTCTTGCCAGTTTTGTACAAGAGGCGCGCAACGAAGGTTTGCCTAAAGATCCTTTTCACTAGGGGGAGTTGACAACGTTGGTTTAAGGCATTAGCTTCAAAAGGGTAGTATCCCTTGAGAAGGACGTTAGCCCGCGGTAGAGCGCACTCCCACAAATTGGCTCCCGCGGGTTTTTTTTTGCCTATGCCTAGACAAACTAAAGTAAAGCCCGATTCTCAGGGCTCTCGATTATGCACTTCGTGCAACAAAGTTAAAACGTTATCCCAATTTGAGCATTTTAAAGAAGGGCAGATACGGGGCGTCTGTCGGCATTGCGTGACTCTGCAACGATCAAAAAAAACCTCGGCTACTCCTGAATCCTACATCCGGGTCTTAAACACGCAGTTAAGATCTCAGCGTCTCAAACAAGGCATCCAGTACGACTTAACTATCGAAGAAGTAATAGATCTCTGGAATGCTCAAAACGGCAAGTGCGCCCTTTCTGGCGTTCTCATGACCCATCAGAGAGACGGCACCTACGGCGACAAGAAGCCAAAAGAATTCAACGCCTCGATAGACCGAATAAATCCTAAAGGCCCTTACGTACGAGAAAACGTACAGTTAGTCGCATCCAGAGTAAATCTGATGAAGCACACCTTGGGTCAGGAGATGTTTATCTGGTGGATAAACAACATACATGAGCATTTTGACGGGAAAAATTACCCGTAAACCGTGGGATATGGGTAAAAAGCGCAAAAAAAACCCCACCAATGGCGGGGTTTAAGCAACTTCAACCAAAACAATCAGCATAGACTGTTAATAAAATTGAGAGACTATTCTCTCACCGCCTAAAGTACTTAAACCAAGGGGGCGGGTCAAGGTTATTTTGCTCGTGTGTCTTCCAGTATTGATTTAGCAGTTGGATTAAGCTTTCGCATTTATCGCAGAAGGTACTGCCTTTAGTGGCTCGGATCATCGCATGGCAAGATTCGCAAGGCTTTTTGTTGGTGATTTGTTCTTTTGTCATAACATCCCTTTTTCTTTTAAGAATAATCTGTTGGCTAAGTGCGCTTCTTTTACCGCTGCCTTACTTTGACCAAAATAAGGAACGGCAAGTCTTTCTTTGATAAGGACGTCGTTTATCGAGGTTTTGTCGGTCAGGTTAATCGTTCCGAGGTATCGTCCGAACTTTCCTTTTTCTTTGGTGGTAAGTGTGTAAATTCCGCCGACATGCAGCGCTTCTTTGACAAACTTTTTTGCCAAGAGTCCGGCCGCTTTTTCCGCCTTGTCTCGGCTACGACACTCGGGGCAATCCAAACCAAAAAGACGGATAGACTCACCATGAACCCACAAACCAAACCCAAGATCAATATCCAATACAATGGAGTCTCCATCAATTACCCTCACAATCTTGCAGTTGTATTCATACATGTGTTTCAACCTCGGCTTCCGTTTCAATCCACACCTTTGCCCCGCAAGAGAGCGGTTTGTCCGGACTGTAAACCACGGTACTCGGCCCATGAACCACGACTCTGTTGCACTTGCGGTTTTCCTTATACGTTTTGACAGTAAGCACGGGCAGGTCAGCGCCCTTTGCGTTGGCGCGGATGTGGTGCTGGTTAACGTGAATTTTTGTTTTCATCAGAAGGGTATGTCCTTATCAAAGTCAGCTAAAGGGGTGGACGGAGTAACAGGGGCCGACTCTTTCGCCTTGACCGATAAGCTCATAAACTTCTTACCGCTGCCCTTGGCTTCTTTTATCCAGGCGTTAAGCCAGTATTCCTGACCATTTACGTTAATGTTTCCGTTGTAATCGGAGTGCTTCTCGTTTTCCTTGCGCTCGTTACGAAAAAGCACACCCTTGTTAGTGTCGTCATAATCTGGCATTTTACTCTCCCAGCCTGGTTTATTTAATTTATTATAAGATTGCATACAAATGAAAACAAGAAACTTTACCCTTTTACCCGAATATAACGTAAAACGCGCCCAACAGAAAAAACTCGACCAAGACATCGCGACGTTTCTAAAGAACGGCGGAAAAATTAAATATATCCCCGTCGGCGAAACACGCGATTTCGGCATCAACGACAACGACTACAAGAAAGTACTCCGAGCAAAAAAAAATAACTAGCGATCTATGAAAAAAACATGATTGCCTATCT